TCAGTTGATTCTACTGGCATTTCTTCAACTCCAAGTTCGGAAGTTGGCTCAAGAGCCTCGTCTTCCTTTTCTTCGTCGCCCATGTCACCCATTGGCTCCTCAGAATCTTCTTCATCGTCTGCTTTTTCTTCCTTGTCGCCCATCATTTTTTCAAATTCAGACTTAAGGTCATCTAAAGCATCTTCTAAATCTACGACTCTATCTTCGATATCTTCGTCGTCTTCACCTTTTTCTTCTTCACCGTCTTTGTCGCCGTCCATTGCATCTTCAACATCATCAATCATGTCATCTGCTGGATCACCGCCCATTTCTGGTGCTTCAGGTGTGATTTCTTCAATACCTTCTTCTGTTTTTTCTTCTTCGTCAGTTGCTTCAGTAGTTTCTTCATCTTTTTCTTCTGATGCTTCTTCTACTTTGTCTTCTTCTGACTCATCTTTAGACGCTTCGTCAACTTCTTTGTCATCTTCTTTTGATGCTTCGTCAACTTCTTCGTCTTTTTTCTCTTCAGCAACGTCTAATTCTTTAACGTCATCTGATAATAAATTTTCATAAATTGTTCTTGATTTTTCTACTACAATCTCGTGAAATAATTCTTCAGCACCTTTACGGTCTTCAGCAACTAATTTCTCAAGCATTTCTTCGAATTTGTTACGATCTGCCATTGTAATACCTCCTATAAGTGTTTTTTTGGTAAGGCTGTCAGTAATATTTACATATAATGATGAAAATACGCTGAATATAGGCTCAAAATGCGTTATTTTGAAACCTTAATGTGATTCAGCGAACTGCTTACAGAACTCTGTAACAGTCATATGGGTAAAGTTGCTAAACTTTTTAAGACTTTTAGGGCAAAAATCCTCCCCATCCTTGTTCACACGTATATATCTTTTTGTGTGATTTCTTTGGGCAATAATGCCTGTTTGACGTTCCCAGTTTCCAAAGTACGTTGCATTTTCACTTTCATTTTTATAATTTAACGTACCAGCATATATGTTGTTTACTTTGTCCTCATTGCCCCCTGTACCTGTTGTGCCTTTAAAATCAAAGCCTAACAAGTAAAATGTGTCATGTTGATGATATGTTGCCAAGTCTAATGCAGTTGGACCACTGCTCCAACCCTTGCTAGGATTGAAAAAATTAAGTCCTTTTATGTCCTTAAATGTTTTATTAGGATTTGTCCATACAGGAATACGCATTTGATAGTTGGATTGACATATTTCTAATATCATCTTGGCATCTACAGCCACTAGATAATCACAGTCAAACTCTCTATAGATGGCATTGCACCCATAAATTTTACCGTATTGTCTTAATGGTTCTAATGGAATATCTTTACGACTTGTTCCGTTTCCTAGCACGAATGCTATTGACATCTACTACACCTCGGCTGTATTTGCGGCGATTCCGTACATTTGTCTTACGAAATCTAAATCTTTCTCCTGCTCTTCTTTATGTAGTTCAGATGCTAATCTAGCCTTGTTGATTTGGCGTAGTGAAAGGCGTGTTTTTCTTGTGTCACTTTTCTTCATGATACTATCGTCCATAGAAGCATCATAGGACTTGTCTTCTATAGGTTCCAGTGATTCTTTATCAAAATAAAATAACTCTCTCAGTATCATATAATTATTTAGCCTTATTGCTGTGGAGTACCGCCGCCACCACCTAGTGGTGTACCGGTTGCTGTGTCTGGCGGAGTTGCTTCTCCACCTGCTACTGGATCTGGTTCTGCTTCTGGATCAACTTCTTCTGTGCCACCCAAGTCAGTAGTAATACCTGCTCCACTTACACCAACGCCACGCATTTCACCTGCGGCGTCTGTTGGAGGAGCCTTAAGATTTTCATCATTCTCTTCTCTCCAATAACGTTCATTTTCTGCAAGTTCTTCTGCTGTCATACCTAAGAAACGTTTCATTGCATATCTATTTGATATAAATGGAATCGCTTGTATCTGTGTAAATGTTCCTATGCGTTGATTATCTAATTCACTTTGTCTATAACTTGCAAAGTTTTGTGGAGTCTGTAATTCTAAATCAAACATTGCAAAGTCAACGTTTGCACCTTTTTCCATCAAGTAACGTTTGAATTCTTGATCAAACTCTTCTGTTACAAGGTTTTGTAAACGTTCGCAATATTTGTTAAATCTTAATTCTTGGATATATGCTGTACCTACTCTACCATCATTAAACTGACTTTGTCCTTCATCCTGTGCCGCACTTGGCAAGTAAGAACTAGGAATACGTAAGCCTCTAATAAGTTTGTTAGTAAAGTATTTTAGATCATCAATCTCACCTAGATTAGTACCACCTGGTAATGTTTCTACTTTAGAACCTCTACCTTCTGCTGTTTGTGGGAAGAAGTAATCTTCGTTTGTTGATAATGGATTGTATGCACTGTCAATAACATTTGTTGAACCACCAGCCGCACTAGGAATACGTCTTTGGTGTATTTCTGTTTTTACACGTTCTACGAATTGCATTGCCAAATGTGATGGCATATTACCTACGTCAATGTAAAACACTCTACGTTCTGGTGCTCTTTGTGTTCTGTAGATTATAATTGCATCTTCTAATAATTCTTTTTGTTTGTAAACTTTGAAAATAGATTCTAATAAACTGTTACCAAATGGAAAGTTATTATCTAATCCTTCACTTAAACTTAAATGTACAATGTGTTCTGCATCAATGGCAACTTCTCTTTGTTCTGTACCAAATCTACTTCCGCTTTGTTGTTGTGCGTTTCCAACCATACCTCTCACACCACCTGTTAAGTATCCGTCACCGCCTCCAGTAACGTTACCGTTTGTTGTGTAAGGTGTTGTTGCAACTTGTTCTCTAAAGTTTAAGTTTACATCTCTTATAATATATTGTTCTGGCTTTTTACCTTCAGATTCATTTACAATAATACGTGTTACTTTTGCAGGATCAACATGAAACCATTTTTTCGTTTCAGGATCTCTAATGAAAAATGCATCACCAAACTTAAACACGTTTCTTAATATACGGAACATTTTAGTTCCGAAATCATTTAATTTACACCATTGCTGTAAGTATTTTTGTAAAACAGTGACTTCTGAATTAGTTGCTTTTTGTTTAAAATTAATTTTAAATGATGTTTTGTTTTGGTCGTTTTGTTGTGAACAAAATTCTGCAAGTATATCTAATGCGGCATTTACCTCACTGTCGTTGTCCATTACATTATATTGTCCGTATCTTTCAATACGGTTTGGACTTCCAACATATACATCAGGAAGATAAGATGAATAATTTGACCTTGCAGGTCCTGGTCCTTGCCCACGTCCATTTATTGGACTGTAATTGTTTCCAGTTCCTGTACCCTGTTCAACTGGTGTAAAATATCTTTTCCAACTCATTTTATTCCTTATGCACTCGAATACATATCCGAGGTGTTACTCTTTGTAGTTCTTAACAATGCACGTAGTAATTCATTTTGTTCTTGTAAAAGTGCTACTTGCATATTACCGCCATCAGTAGTATTTACCGACTTCTGTGAGTCTGCCATTGCCTTATTGGCCTGCTCTTTGACCTTCTTATCATTTTCTTTTGATGCTTTGAGTGCCGCATCAACATCTTCGTCTTTCACTTCCAATGCTTGTAATTGGGCGGCATCCATATTAGAAACATCCATTTTGGCTTTTTTGATTGAAGGTGCATCAGGTTCATATGCTTCTGATACTTTTTTCTCTTGTTCTTCGTCATCTCCACCAAACCAATTTAATGGATTTAATTTACTGCCAAAACCTTTTATTGATTCCCAAAGACTTCCAAACCAATCTCCTAGCCAACCAAACATACTTTTAATTGGTTCCCAAATATATTTGTTACCTAATTCTAATATCTTATCTGCACCAAATATCAATGCCAATCCTGCACCAATGGCTAAGAATGGTCCTGTTATAACACCTGTAGCCATTAGTAACAATCCTGCTAATATACCTGTGGCAATCTTAGTTCCTAAACCATCAAACATACTTGAGAAGAAGTCTGACACATAAGTCTTAATATTATCTACAATCTTTTCAAACGTGCCTGCGGGATCTGCCATAAAGTCATTTACAAATTTTGTAAAACTTTCTATTACTGATTCTACATGAGGTTTTAATTTTTCCATCATTGCACTGACATCTTCAGTCTTAGGCATTAAATCTCCAAGTGCATCAGCGACCATTTTAAATATATCACTTTCTAAAAATGCTGAAAATAAGTTACCTCTAATAGTTGCAAGGTTTTGTTCTACCTGTGCTAATGATGTTGTTACACCGTCTGATGCTTTTTGTTCTTCTTCAATTTTTTCACCGGATTTTTTAGTCAATGCTAATAGGTCTGAGTTACTACTTAAAATTTTGTATAATGCAGGATTAGTCTGTTCTAATGCTTGTAACTGTGCTTCGCTCATATTTCCAACGTTCTTTTCGATAAGTGGAGCAAGTTCCATTAATCTGTTGTTAAGTTCGGCAGGATCAAGTTCACCTGATGCCATTTCTTGTGCAAGTTTAACAAACTCATCACCACCCATTGCCATTAACATCATACCTTCTTCAGTTTGTGCCGCACCGTCTGACAAGTCCTTAAATGCATCTGATAAGCCAGGAACTTTGGCATCCAAGAATGCTAGACTGTTCCTTAAGTTGTTTGCACCCTCAGTGTCTAATTTGCTGATCATTCTTCTCATTCTGGCGTCGTCAGCCTGGCTGGCCCTAGCCGCTTCTGCCTCTTTACGTGTCATACCTGTTACTTTTGCTAACTTATCAATTTCCATTAAGTAGACACTTGCGCCTTGTGTAAGTTGTGCATCACTCATTGTACGTAGTCTACCTGTTCTTGCCATCTCTTCGGTGTACGCAATAAGTCCTTCGTTTACACCTTCCATAGTAAAACCCATTCCTAAGAAGTTTGCTTCACTGGTTCTTAAACTTTTACTAATCCTACCAAAACGTTTGGCACCTTCTGTTACACTGCCTCCTAGCCTTGATAATTGTTGTGAATTTTGTGCAACTGTTTCAGCAAACATTCCTAATGGCATTTCTGCGTTAGCGGCCGCTCTAGCAATATTGAATATGTTATTGGAAAATCCAGCACCCGATTCTGATAAGTTTCTAAAATTATCTACCAATCCTTCTGCTAATCCAACCAAAGATCCTAAAGGTCCTCCAACAAGTGGGATAGCACTTGCTAGATCGCTCATCCTATTACCAGTGAATAGTAATGTTTCTCCAAAATCGTATGCTGAACCTAGTAAGTCTCCAGCAAAACCTAGTAATCCTTTGGTTGCTTTTCTTAATCCGCTACCAAAATCATCAACAAATGTAGTTGTATCTGCAATACTTTTACTGAATTCGCCAGTTTCTTTTTTGGCTTTTTTCATTTCAGGACCTACGCCACCGGCTCCTCCACCGGCTCCTGCGCCTGCTCCGCCACCAGCACCACCGCCACGACCGCTTTTCAATGCTTTAAGGATCTCTTTGAGTGTATCCTCTTGTGCCGCATTTTTGGCTATAACGTTACCAACTCCCGGAATGTCAACTTGTACTGCCATTAATTAAATACCCATATAATTAGACTCTATAAATACTAATGCTAATACACTTATTTAGCAGGAGAAAAAGATGGATAATAAAAATGTACCACAGGCAGGAACACCGATTCAACCCTTGGGACAAAATCCGTTACAGAAACACTTTAGACAGCCTAAGATCTATCTGAAGTTGCCTAGTCAAGGACGTTGGTATCCCAATGGTGCTATTGATATGCCTGAAAACGGAGAAATACCAATCTATTCTATGACGGCAAAGGACGAACTTACGTTTAAGACACCTGATGCACTTTTAAATGGTCAATCAGTAGTAGACGTGATACAAAGTTGTGCACCAGCAATTAAAAATGCTTGGGCAGTACCGTCAGTTGATTTAGATTGTTTACTTGTTGCAATTAGAATGGCTACCTTTGGTGAAAAACTTGAAGTAAAGGTTAACATACCTAATACTAAAATTGAAAAAGACTATGAAGTAGATTGTAAGACTTTAATTGACACTTACATTAACGCAAAGTTTGAAGACATAATGCACGTAGATGGATTTACAGTAACACTCAAACCTATCTCG